GAATCCGATTTTACCTCCACAAGCGGAAAAACGACATTGCTGCAGCGCTAAAAGCCCTGGTAGAGGCACTGTATAGGGTTGCCTAGTATTCAACAAAAATCGCGCTGACCAGCAAGTTTACGAAATCAAGATCAAAGTAATGCTACTAGTAAACTTTTAAAGTAACCTCCACGGGCTATCCGCTGCTGTGTGTAATAGCGGTTTTGTCTAATAACGCTGCCGCGTCAAATAGTCGGGGTGTGTGTAATAAGGGGTTAGGCCCAGGCGACGGTGATGGTGTCTGCGGTGGTGGTGACGATGGCGTCGTGGTGGGAGCCGCTGGTGACGGGCAGGATGTCGGTGGCGAAGGCGAGCAGGTCGGGCAGGGTGCAGGGGGTGGTGAGGGTGGCGCCGGTACCTGGGGTTTCGGTGTCGGGGCCGCCTTGGGTGACGGTGGTGACGGTGATGGTGGCGCCGCCGGGCAGCTGGCTGTCGTCGGCGACGAGTTCGGGGAGGTTTGTGCTGGTCAGGGCGCCGGCGAAGGTGCAGACGTAGCCCCAGTTGCCGTCTTTGGTGACGGTGATGTTTCCGGGGCCGATGGTGGTGAGGGCTTCGAGTTCGTCCTGGACGTCGCCGGCTGCGGGGTGGTAGTCGATTGGGCTGGTTCCTTCGCCGTTGAACCAGAGGGTGAAGTTGCCGCTGCCGGGGCTGCCGGTGATGTCGAAGCGTTGGATTTCGTTGGGCATGTTTTACAGTGTGTCTCATGGCACAGAAGGAATCCCCGGAGTTGTTGTCCGTGTCGCCTGCGGTGTTGACGTTGCCGGCGACGTTGGTGGGGTTGCGGGTGTGGCTGGATACGGTGAATCAGGTCCGTCCGGGCTCTAACAGTGTGGCGGTGACGGGGACGGCGACGACGTTGACGGTGGCATAGCCGATATCGACGCATCGCCCGTGATCGGGACGGTTTGGGGTGGTTTCGGGTCGTTTTTGGGGTGTTTGCGGGGTTTTTTGGGGTGTTTCGGGGTGCGGCATTGCCTAAGGGTTGGGCAATAATCTAGTTCATGACGCGTCGTAAGCCTCCTGCCCCGACTCCTACTCAGGTTTATGCGCAGCGGCTGGAATCGTTGCTTGGTGCGGTGTGGGCGGATGCGATGGCCGGGGAGACGAAGTCGGTGGAGGTGGCCCGGCGGATCTTGGCGCAGCAGGGCAAAAGTTTAGGGTTGGATGCCGAGGTGGGGGCGGCGCCGATCAGTGATCAGGAACTGATTCCCGATGATGAGCTGGCGTCGTTCCGTAAGCGGTATGTGCGTAAGCCGGCGTGATGACGGCCACCCTTTCGCAGCAGGTGACCCGGGTCGGGTCGACTAAGCCGCGGATCTACACTCCGCCGCTGCCGGAGCATCTTGACGCGCTGGGCTGGATGGCCCGGGACTGGTCCTGGGGATATGACTGCATCGATTTTTTGGAACAGTGTGTGGGCTGGTCGTTGTTGCCGTGGCAGCGTTGGCTTTACATCCATGCGTTGGAGAAAGGCGCGGATGGCACCGGGTTTCGGTTCAAGTTTCTGCTGGTGTTGGTGGCCAGGCAGAACGGGAAATCGCAGTGGCTTAAGGGTTTAGGTTTGTGGCGGTTGTTCGCTGATGAGCGCGGCGAGATTCATGAGGGTTGCCCCGGGGCGAAAGGGGCTTTGCTTGCGTGTCAGAACTTGCAGTACGCGGAGCGGATGCTTAAAGAGGTGGCGTTGGAGATCAAGAACAATCCGCGGTTGCGCCCGGAGATGACGCGGCACCGCACCGTTAATGGTCAGAATCGTATTGATTTGACGAATGAGCGGTATTGGCATGCGGCGGCGGCGTCGCATCGGGGTGGGCGGTCGATGTCGGTGGATATCGTGATGCTCGATGAGTTGCGGGAGCATAAGACGTGGGATGCGTGGCAGGCGATCGTGCCGACGACGACGGTGCGGCCGTATTCGCAGATCATTTGTTGTTCGAATGCGGGGGACACCTACAGTGAGGTGTTGCGTACCCAGCGTGATGCGGCGTTGCGTCGTATTACGACGGGGGAGACTGAGTTTACGGATATCGGGATGTGGGAGTGGTCGGTGCCGATGGAGGTGGATCCGGCTGATGAGTCCTATTGGTATCAGGCGAATCCGGCGATGGGGTTGTTGAATTCGTTTCGGTTGGAGGATCTGCGGGGCTATTTGGAGGCGCAGCAGTACCGGAATATGCCGGGGTTTCAGACCGAGCATTTGGCCTTGGATGTAGAGACTCCTGTCTTGACAACCGATGGCTGGAAGACGATGGCGACCGTCGTGGTGGGTGACCAGGTGTATCACCCGGACGGACATCCGGTCGATGTCGTACGCACCACTAGGGTGTTCGATGAAAGAGACTGCTTCGAGGTCACTACCACGGACGGACGCAGCGTGGTGGTCGATGGCGATCACCGTTGGACCGTGAACGATCGTCGCAGTAATCGCGGCTGGGAGACGCTGAGCACTCGCCACCTCCTCAGCAATGGCCTGCTTCGTAATCCAATCTCCGGGGGACGGTACGCCTATCGTCTCCCAACCCAGCGGGCAATCGTCTCTAAGCCAGTAGACCTGCCGGTGGACCCCTACCTTCTCGGCGTATGGCTTGGTGATGGGACCGCCGGAAAAGCCGAGATCACTTGTATCGAAACTGAGGCTGATGAGCTGATCGATTTGCTTGGCGTTGGTATCACCTCGATTAGGCAGGTCGGCAACGCCCGGCGGATCAACTTCCGCATCACAGCGCGCAAGTCACGCGACGGTTTTCCCGCGCGTTGCCGTGAGCTGGGCATTTGGACCGACAAGCGTATTCCCGATGTATATCTGACTGCGGGTAGCGAACAACGCCTGGCTTTGCTTCAAGGACTGCTCGATACGGACGGCAGCATCGACGTTAACGGCAGGGTTCGGTTCTGCTCGACACTCAAAGAGATGGCTGAACAAGTTCTGTACCTGGCGCGATCTTTAGGCTGGCGTGCCACCATGGTGGAAGGCGTCTCGCGGTACGCAGAACGTATCTATGGTGCCTCGTATTGTGTGGGTTGGACTCATGATGCGACCGAGCCTCCCCCATTCCGTCTGCGCCGCAAGCTGGCACGGGTACAGACGCGACCATCCAGGGCGGGAGAGCGCACATCTATCAGTATCCGATCAATAGCCGCTGTATCCCGTCGCGCGACACGCTGCATCACGGTGGGCAGTCCTGACAGTTTGTTCCTGGCCGGACGTGACCTGATTCCTACGGCGAACTGTCAGTGGGTGGATTCGTTGGAGCCGGGGATTATTCCGGCGGAGCATTGGGCGGAAACGATGGACGGGGCCAGCCGGCGGGCGGCGGGGGCGCCGGTGTATGTGGGGGTGGATGTCAACTATTTGCGGGCTCGTAGCTATGTGGCGGTGTGTTCAGAGCGGGGGGACGGTAGTCAGCATGTGGAGGTGATCGCGGGGGCGCTGGGCACGGATTGGGTGATCGACTGGCTGGTCACTAGGGCCGATCAGTATGCCGGGATTGCGGTGCAAAAGACTGGGGCGCCGGTGTCGGGGATGATTCCGGACATGCTGGCGGCCAGGTTGCCGATCACCCCCGTGAACACCGGGGTGGAGTTGCAGTCGGCGTGTGGACTGCTTTATGACGGGATCTGCGAGCACCGCATTTTTCATCGTCCCGCACCGTTGTTGGATCAGGCCGCCGCCTCGGGGGTGGGCCGCAACGCCGGGGATGCCTGGATTTTTGACCGCCGTAACTCTCCGGTGGATGTGGCGCCGTTGGTGGCGGTGTCGCTGGCGGTGTGGCTGGCGAACTATACCCCGGATGTCAAGAACCCGGTGTGTCACCCCTGGCCGGATCAGGAGGTTATCGCATCATGGGAGCAGCCGCCGGTACGCCTGGACGATGAACTGGAGCGGGCATGGATGAGAATGTGACCCCGATCGGGGAACGCCTCGGCAGTGAGCGGCTGTATCGGCAGGAGTTCCCCGCCGATGACGAGGGCATGTTTTTCGGTTCCAAGCCGGTTAAGGCGCCGAAGCCGGTGGCCGGGCCTCCACCTAGTCCCGAAGCCTCAACGGTGGGGGCCCGGCCATCCAGGCGCGGGTGGATGTCGACGGTCCTCGAGCTGGCCGGGATCACCGTGCTGGCGGTCGGCTGCTGGCTGCTGCTGCCGGCGATCGGGCTGATCGTCGCCGGGCTGTGTCTGATCCTGTACGGGGTGGCGGCCGGGCTATGAGCATCCTCGCCCGCCTATTAGACAGCCACCCTCGCGGCCGCGAAGATATGGAGATAAGAGCCCTAACATCCAGTGCTTTTGTCCCGCCTCCCCAAGTCGGGGTAATTGACGACTTCGTGGGAGTCCATCGGGCGATGGCGAACATGACCGTCTACGGCTGCATCCGGGTGCTGGCCGACACCATCGCCTCACTGCCGTGGGCGGCCTACCGCCGCGACAAGAAAGGGATCCCGGTCAAGCTGGATCCGCAGCCCCCGATCATCCGCCAGCCGTTCCCGGGGTTCAACCTGTTTCAGTGGCGTTGGATGGTGGTCAGCAATCTGGGATTGCGCGGCAATTCGTATCACCTGATCACCAGCCGGGACAGCGCGGGGACGCCGACGGCGATCATGCCGCTACACCCCGACCTGGTCTATCTGGAACGCCGGGGGGACATGCTGGCGTGGTTCGACCCGATCTACCGGGTGATGGGCCAGGCGGTGAATAAGAACGACATTGTGCATATCCGCCGGTTCACCATGGCCGGCGAACCCTGGGGACTCAGTCCTATAAGGCAGGCGGCCACCGCCATCGGCTTATCGTTGTCGGCCGAGGAATACGGGTACCGGTGGTTTAAGGAGAGCAGCAACCCCAGTGGGTTGTTGATGACCGACCAGAACCTGGACCCCGACAGTGTGGAACGCCAGCAGCAGAACTGGATCGCCTCCCACGGCGGGCGCCGCCTGCCCGCCGTGTTGACCGGCGGCTTCAAATGGCAAAACCTGTCGATACTTCCGGAGGAGTCCCAGTTTTTAGAGACCCGGGAGTTTCAGCGGACCGACATCTGCATCATGTTCGGCGTCCCCCCGGTCCTGCTGGGGGATACGAAGGCCACCACCGCGTGGGGCACCGGGATCCAGCAGTTGACGCAGGGGGCGATCACCTTCTCGTTTAGGCCGTGGGTGAACTGCATCGAGAGCGCCCTGTCCGATCTGCTGCCCCGCGGCCAATACGTCAGCTTTGATTTCGACGCCCTGCTCAAGGGTGACATCGACACCCGCTATAAGGCGTATCAGACGGCGATCCAGGCCGGGTTCGTCAACCGCAACGAGGTCCGCGCGAAAGAGGAGATGGAGCCGGCGGCCGATTTGGATACGTTCCTGCAGCCGGTGAACATGGCCCCCGCCGGGCATGACCCCGCGAAAACCGCCGCCCTGCAAGCCAAAGGACCGGCTGGGGAGAAACCCGCCGATTCTGAGCCCGGCTTCGGTGGGCGCCCCCAAACCCCGTCAACCAACGGATCCCCCGTAGGAGCAACACCATGACCAGCACCGCCGCCCGGCACGCTAACCGGGTCAACCTGCTCAACGTCCCCGAAACCCGGGCGGCGTGCCCGTTCGAATACCGCCAAGACCGCGACGGCCGGATCGTGCTGGAAGGCTACGCCGCCACCTTCGACCCCTACGACGTGTACGGCGGCCCCGATAAAGGCGGCTGGACCGAGCAGCTGCAGCGCACCGCGTTCGACGTCACCCTGGCCAGCAAACCCGACGTGATGCTGCTGGTCAACCATGAGGGGATGGCGCTGGCCCGGACCACCACCGACACCCTGTTCCTGGCCCGCGACCGGGCCGGCCTGAAAATCCGGGCCCTGCTCGACCCCGCCGACCCCGACGTGCAAAGGCTGATCCCGAAACTCAAACCGCAAGCCAACGGCCGCTCCAACATGGACGAAATGAGCTTCGGGTTCCGGGTCAAAGACCAGCTGTGGGATCAGTCGTACACCCAGCGGACCATCACCGAGGTGTCGCTGCACCACGGCGATGTCAGCGTGGTGAACTACGGCGCCAACTCGGCGACCCAGGTGGCGATCGGGGACGCGCTGGAGGCCGCCGCCGCCCTGTCGGAGGGGCAGCTGGTGGAGTTGCGCCGCCTGGACGCGAGTCTGGCTGATGCTTTGGACGCGGTCGCCCACACTTACCGCGCCGACAAACCCAAAAAGTACGCCGAGGTGGAGAATTTCGGCGATCCCGGCTACCTCGACGCGCAGGGCAATCCCGCCAAAGGCGGCAACGGTGTGAAACGCTACCCGCTCAACACTGCTGCGCGGGTACGGAACGCGGCGGCCCGGCTCGCTCAGAACAAGGGCCGCTACACCGCGGAGCAGTACCAGGCGATCCTGGGCCGGATCAAGTCGGCGGGTAAGCGGCTCGGGGTCGACATCAGCGATGACGACAAGAAGTCGGAGCCGCCGATCCCCTACAGCGCGCCCGCGCCCGCCGTCGTCCGCGGCGACTATCTGCCGCTGGGGCCCGCCGACCCCACCGAAGTCCCCTACACCAAAAACGACGACGAAGACGACGAGGAGGATGTCGAGGGGTGTGACGAGGAAGCGTTCGGCTGCCCCACCAACGACACCATCAGCGTGGGCGCGATCAGCGCGGCGCTGCGCATGGTGCGTGAAGCCGCCGACCCCGCCGGGCTGCGCAGCATCACCGCCCGCCTCGCCGAACTCGACAAGATCCGCGTGTCGCTGCCCCCAACCCTGGCCCCCTAACTGCTACCATCAGCACCCAGTCGCGAATCTGGCACAGAACGGCGGCGGCCCGGCACGGGCACGGCCGGCACGGTCAACCCCTCACCCTGTCACGCCTAAAGAAAGAGCCGCCGTCATGCCCAGCACTGATGCCGTCGAAAACAACTCGATGGAAGAATTCCTCAAACGACTCATCGACCAGCGCGCCCAACTGGTGGAAAAACGCGACAACCTGGAACGCAAAGCCACCGCCATCCTGATGGTCGCCAAAGACCAGCACGGCGACACCCTGTCCGCCGAAGAAGACGCCGAAGTACGCGCGCATGTCGACGAGATGCGGGGCCTCGGGGAAAACATCGAAGCCCTCGACAAACGCATTCAAGAGGTCGGCGAAGAAGTCCGCCGCTCGGGGACCATCGCCAACAACCTCGCCAAAGTCCGGCACACCCAGCAAGCGGCCATCCACGTCAAAGAATCCGCGGTCTACACCAAAGAAAACCGGCACCAGCGCTCGTATGTGAAAGACCTGATCCGGTTGACGATGAACCTCGACCCCGACGGGGAGTCGCGGCGCCGGCTGTTCGACCACGCCCAAGATGTCGCCAACAACCCCGAATACCAGGAGTACCGCGCCGACATTTCCCGGGTCGACGGCTCGGGCGGCTACGCGGTGCCGCCGGCGTGGCTGATGGATCAGTACGTGACCTACGCCCGCCCGGGGCGGGCGTTCGCGAACGTCACCCAACGCCAAACCCTGCCCGGCGGTACGGATTCTATCAATGTGCCGAAGATGTTGACCGGCACCACCGTCGGCGTGCAGACCGCCGACAACACCGCCGTGTCGGAAACCGCCCTGACAGATACATTTATCAATGCGCCGGTGCGAACAATTTCGGGGCAGCAGGGGGTGGCGATCCAGCTGATCGACCAGTCACCGATCGCGTTCGACGACGTGGTGTTCCGTGACCTGGTCGCCGCGCACGCCGCCGTCCTGGACACCCAGGTCATCGGCGGCAGCGGATCCAGCGGCCAAGTACTGGGGGTCGGGAACACGCCGGGTATCACATCGGTCGCCGCGTCGGCAGTCACCATCGCCGGCGTGTACAGCGCCCTGGCGAACGCGGTGCAAACCGTGCACACCACCCGCTTCCTGCCGCCCGAAGTGATCGTCATGCACCCCCGGCGGTGGGGCTGGTTCCTGTCCCTGCTCGACGGGCAGCAACGCCCGCTGGTGCTGCCGAACGGCAACATGCCGTTCAACGCCGCCGGCATTTTGACGGATGTGGATTCCCAGCAGGTCGTCGGAAACATCCACGGACTGCCCGTCGTGACAGACCCGAACATAGCAACCAACTCCGGGGCTGGAACTGAGGACATCGTGTACGTGATGCGCTCGTCTGACCTCATATTATGGGAGTCTGGAATAAGAGCGAGGGTGCTCCCCGAGACGAGGGCAGTAAACTTGACCGTGTTGCTGCAGGTGTACAACTATCTGGCTTTCACGGCCGCCCGCTACCCGCAGTCGGTCGTGCAAATCACCGGTTTGACCGCACCAACGTTTTAGTTAGAAACACGCCGCTAGCCCACCGGTCTCCTACCAGACCGGTGGGTTAGCCTGCTTTTGGGCATTGCCCAACGGCTGGGCAATGCCTTGACTGGTAGGAGTCGACGTGGCCGATGATGGTTTGTTCTCCTATGCGGATCTTGATCCAGCGAAGAGGATTAAGGTCTGGGGCCCGGAAGGTCTGCTGCCGTTAGGGTTGAGTGATCCGCGTTGCAAAATTGAGGGCATCTACAACTGCGGCGTGCGTGACTGTCGAATGAATAAGCGATTTGGCTGCGGATTAGGAAGCATGTTCCGTGCTAAGTCGCCAAGCCAAGGCGGAAGATCCGACAAAAATTGGTTTTGCAAAGAGTGCGAGGTGAAATATAAGTCTGAGCTGCGACAACGCGATCCCGAGAAGACCAAAAAACAGGACCGCGAACATTATGCGAAAAATGCCGATAAGTCCCGGGCACGAGAAAAACGTAAGCGGAAGGAAGATCCTGACGGTCATTTCAACAAGGTTCTTTGGTCGCGGTATCGCCGTCGTTTGCCTTGGTATAAGGAGACTCTAGCTGAGCAGGGTGGTGGCTGCGCCATCTGCGGGAAGCCGCCGAACGGTAAAAAATTGTGTGTTGACCACGATCATAGGTGCTGTCCTGGTGTTCGTTCATGTGGCAACTGCGTTCGTGGTCTGTTGTGTTCTGACTGCAATCTCGGAAACTTCCATGACGATCCGGCGGTGATGCGAGCTGCGGCGGAGTATCACGAATACTGGCAGGAGGAGCTAGCGCGTCGTCGTGCTTCGTGACATGCCCTGGCGTTAGGCTTTGCTCATGGCTACTACCACCAAAGATTCGCCCGAACAAACCTCCGGTATCAAGGTGCCGCCCGGCGCCCTGACCACCCCCTGCACCGTGCTCGCGCTGCATAACTGGCTGCAGTCGGTGCATGCGACGGCCCCGGGTTGGGGTTCGTCTGGTCAGATCACGACGACGACCACCAGCATCGCCGTGGCCTGATCATGGTCGCGGTGACGCTCGGCCGGTTCGGGCGCACCCCGCCGCCGCCGCCGGGGAAAATGTATGTCCGCGACCCGGACGCCGCGTGGGCGGCATCGATCATCGACGGGGTGGATCGGCACAAGCATGCGGGGGTGCCGGTGCCCGATCATTTGGTGGAACTGGCGAAGTCGCTGCCCGCCGAGCCGGGTGACGTCGTGGTCCTGGTGGACGACGATTTCGGAATCCCGCTTGAGCCGTTTGCGTCGGCCGAACCCATGACCGGGGCGCCGCCCGACAACGAACCCGATGAGCAGCCGTCGCTGTGGGATGAGGAGGAAGCCGCGACGGCGGATCTGGAGGGCTGGACGGTCGCTGAGCTCAAAGACGCGTTGGAGCAGGTCGGTGTCGAATACCCGGCGAGTGCCCGCAAACATGAACTGATCGCGCTACTCGAAGAG